AGTTAAGAGCCTCGAAGATAAAATCGGGGAACTTAAAGTGGATCTGAAGGCACTACATGATGCAATTGAAGCTAACGCAGAAGAAACTAGACAAATGTTAAAGACTATGCGTGAACAAGATGTCAAAGAGCATGGTGAATTGGCTAGCAAAATTTCAGTATTAGAAAAATGGCGCTGGATGATGATGGGAGCAGGCGTAATAGTCGGCTCACTAGGATTCAATACAGTGTCAGCATTATTAAAATAAAAAAAGAGACTTAGGTCTCTTTTTTTGTAAGTGTCTTTAGTTTTTCTTGCACAACATCAAAGTTTACTGTACTGAACAATCCCGGATGTAATGGTTTAGGATATTGATTATCTCCTACCCACGCATACCCACAATGTTCTTCATTTAATGTAGGTACAAACTCGTCGTCAACTTCACAAAAGAATGTATGATATGTGAATGTGTGATTGATAAATTTCTGTATAGGTACTAGTTTTGCATTGTTTGGAAACATTCCTATTTCTTCTGTACATTCTCTAGCAATACCTTCAAATAGAGTTTCATCATCTTCTATCTTGCCGCCCGGAATACCCCAGTTTCCTGGGTTTTTATTATCTGTGCGTAATAGATAAAGGTAGCGATTTGTTTTATTACTATAAAAGAAAACTCCCGCTGATGTATTGCTCATACTATGATTTATCACAGTATTAGATGACGATAGAATAATCCCCTTGATCGTACCATCCTTCGTATGATTTCATCCAAGTATCATCTACAAAACGATATTGAACTTTTGTAGTAAGATTGGTTACATATTCTAATGTGGTTGGAGTTGCAATAGTACTATCAAAACTAACAACCCATTGTTCAGTTCCTGCGTTGTACTCAATAATGTCATTAGCAAAAGCAACTACCGTTCCCCAAGCAACCGTACTATCACCCGGAGACCCTATATTATCTACTAGCAAATATCTACGTCCATTAACCGGCCCGGGCAATCCTGCATTTGGACCAGTTAATTGAGGGTTTATCACACCATCAACTGGGTCCAATGTATTTTGTGGTAATGTATCAGGGTCAATGTTATATATTAATAATCTATCATCATTTGGATTGGGTACAATAGTACCAACAATATCAGTAGTCATGTAGGGATTTTGTAACCATATTTGACTAATTCCCGGTTTAACAGTTCCATAAACATTAAGCACACTTGACCAATATATGTCAGTATCAGGATTTGGTGGCAACTCTAAATTATTATTTCCAGGATAGAATGCAACAGCCTGCGGCAATATCTGTAATGTATTACCAATCAATAATATCTTATATCCATATGGTGTAATTTTTTGTCTTGTTCCTAATAATAAATCATCATCTTGTATGTCAGTCAATGCATTACCTTTAAAGATTGATGCAATGATTTTCTCAATAACACCCATCTTTTTAAGTTTACTTGCTGTACTTATCCATATTGGCATATAGAATTTCCAACTCATAACATCGATTGGATTACCTGTGCCAACCGGAATACTACGACTACTGAAGGTTAATCCATCTTGGTATACAACACTTAAACTAGTCCAATCAATAAAGTTGTCAGTGCTTTGAATTTCTAATGCAGGATTGAATAATGTACCTAACTGTTCTATCAATTGTAGTTTTTGATTATAGTTTGTAGTCCAAAAATCGACCGACATTCTTAATGTATAAGGTACTGGCATTAATCTTTCAACAGTAAACGCCTGTCCTTGCACACTTTCATATTCTTGTGTTTCACTGTTATAAGATCGTTGTCGAACTTGTATCTTATCAATAAAGGTAGGATCTTGTGTTCGTTTTTGATCGTATTCTAACCCGGTAATATAATAAGTTATCAACGGTGCGCTAGGTAAATTACTTGCGCTATTATTAGCAATAATAGTAGATGCCTGTCTACTGCTATCACCATACATAACCGGAACACGAACTAATATTTCATTACCGGCTGGGTCCTTACCTTTAGTAACTTGCCAGTTACTGAAAATTTTTGCAAATTGTATTAAGAATCTGCGTACTTGATTGTCATAGAAAAAATCTGCCATTATATACTCTTTATACTACTGGGGGCAACGGGTCGGGTGTCAATCCTAAAATAGTTGACAATGCTTGACGTTGCGGCACATATGTGCCATCTGTAAGTTTTGTTTGTGCTCTATCATTGATGAAACTAGACTTCTGTGATTGATCTGCTGCTGTCATACCTGTAGGTGTTCTGACGTTTTTAGAAATTCTAACCCACATTCTACCATCCCAACGATATAATAATTGAGGGAAGTAATCAATGCGTAAGAAGTAATCTCCAACTTGTGGATTCTGTGGGAAACTTATACCAGCACCTGTGGGTAATCCGTTAGGTGCTTCACCTGTACCATCTAAATATCCTGTAGTGTATCCAAAACTTCTTGGGCTACTACGTGCAATGAATTGGAATGCCGGATCACAATCTGCTCTCCAATCCATTTGTTGACTAATTGTTCCAGTAAATCCTGGTAATTCCGGGTTAGCATCAGCGGTTGCATATGTATTATCAGCAGTACCATATGGTCCAGTAATTTGTCCCATTGAATATACTGTTAATACTTTGTTTCCGCTTACTTGACCAGAATTAGTATCGGTTCGTTGTGGTGCTAATGTAACTGTTTCTAAATTAACTGTGTTAAAAATATCCAATTTATCGTAACCTATGTCAGCCGTCATATCCCAAATACTTTTTATTGCTGATTTGGATATTTTAATTACTGGGCTAGGATTTCTGAAATTAGGATTACGAACCATCATTACCGTACCAGTTGGAACTGGCGCACCGCCATCTGTGTTTACACCAATTGGGGGAGCAGGATTATTGATAGCATTTGATAATACGCCGTCACTTGAGTATTCACCATATGTAGGTACAATATACAAGTTGCTTCTATCGTACCCTGCTTTAGGTACAAGCCGTTCTGCTTCACGTAAAGCAGCATCATTGATTGCAATATTCTTGTTGTAAGTAGCAAGAATATCTTTAAGATTATCCGCAGTATCTAATTGCCAATATGTAGGATCAGGTGGGTATATTCCAGCTGGAACATCAATTAATGCTTTGTAATTTTTATCACCATACGTAATTACATATCCTGCAGGATATGTTTTATCTTTATCCCATATACCAAGATATGTATCTTGGTCTATTGGAGCAGTTAATATCTGACTAAATTCTTCACTGTCAACCAATGGTTCACATTTAATACGCCATAAGTGCGGGAACCAAGTTGGACTAAATCCCTCACTAGCATAATTAGCATCAGTTATTTGCATGAATCTTTTCAGTGCAGTGGGTATAGTTTCATTTAACGGGTTGTAATCTAATAAGTGAGGTAACTCTATTACGTCTCCTACCATTAATTTTCTACCAACTATTTGAATCATGTCATTGTAATGCACAGTAATAAAAATAATATCGTTGTTTAAGAACAATCCAAACTGACTTAAATCAAAATCTAAATTCTGTACATTATAATGTCCACGTAAACGATAGACATTTGGATCATATGTTCTGTCACGGTTTTCTAGGAATAACAAATCTTGTATGTTAGTTGGGGCTAATACATCGTATTCAGGTTGGGTAGCATCAATGGATGGACCTTGATTTGTAGGACCCATATACTTATGTATATACAAATCCGTGGAACCTGCGGTAAACTGTTCTGATATTATCTTATCAAAAAAGTTATAATCATTAGTTTTATTGGGACGCCAAAGCGAGAGTCTAGGCATGGTTAATTCACTTTATTACTTATTTATCGTAAATACAGACGACGGCGTATTACCAAAAGGTTGACATTAAATGGATCCTGTGCTACAATACGTATTCAATTGAAACTTTGGAGTAATTCATGGCTACACGTAAGCATACAGATGACCATTTTGTCAAAGCACTAAACCCTAGGGACGCTGACACAAAATATATGGGTGAAGAACCATTCTTCCCGACCCAGCCCGAACCCGAAGCAAGATTTTCAGCACTTGCTAGAAGTTTTACATGGTATACCCGATTCTATACTAAAAAAGACGCAAAAGAACTATTGTGTCAATATCTGGATTACAACAAACGAACTGAAGAAGCTAAGTTGGTTCGTAAGGTCCATGAAAGCGAATTTATTATTACATTGTGCTGGGTAGCACGTATGACAATGCGCGGATTAGAATTGACCGAGCATGAAGAACTTACATTACAAAACGATATTGGACGACTTGTCAAATCATTGACAGAAACGGAAATTAAAACTAGTGCGACTAGTATTGTAAAAGAAGAAGTGGTTGCAGTACGTCCTAACATTCAAGAAATTTTGAAAGAAAAAGCAAGAGATGCCGCAGGTGAAATGGAAGGGATGATTGACGATTTTGTTATTAAGGGTAAAGCGTCAGAAAAGACAGTTGATATTGTTGCAAAATACAATGTCATGCCACAACATATCCCAATCATTGTTGAAATCTGGAAGCGCAAGCAAGATGAATTCCAACGACTAAGTGACGGTGACGAGTCACTAAAAGAGGGTTATGCGTACTTGGGTAAGATTCAGATTCGCAACATCCTCAAATTTATTGAAGGTGTGCTAGGTGACTTGAACAGTTACATTAGCATTAAGAAAGCAAGTAAGGCTCCGCGTAAACGCAAAGCAATACCTGTTGAAAAGATTGTTGCTAAACTAAAGTATTTGAAGTTGTTTAAGGACGTAGCAGCTAAACTTGATTTAGTTAGTGTGCATCCCACAAAGCTACACGGAGCCAGTGAAGCATGGGTCTATGATACAGGTAAGCGTAAATTACATCACTACATTGCTGACGAGTATAGCAAAGTGTTTAGTGTCAAAGGTAACACATTGTTAGGGTTTGATGCAAATACTAGTGAGATGAAAACACTACGTAAGCCCGGTGAGCAAATCAAAGAAGTGATGGGAAGCAAGCCTGCAGCACGTAAGTATTTCAAAGATATTAAAGCAGTCGGTGCAGTCCCAAATGGAAGATTCAATGAATCAATGATTATTTTGAAAGCATTTTAAGGAGTTATTATGACAGATAAAATTATAGATTGGTGTACTATACACCGCAAAAAGATTGCATATACAATTGCAGGACTCAATGTGTTGAGCGGGATAAGTTTACTGTTTAGTGGGCAAGACACTAACGGGTGGATCAGCATTTTTATAGGAAGTGTCATTGCACTTGATACATCAACAACACCATGAATATTGATTTAAACAAATACCAAGAGTTTGTAGAAGCCGTTACAAGTCAAGCAAGTAATGACTTAACTACATTCCATGATACAGTAGATCGGCTTGATGCCAATTACGAACTAGATACAGCAGACAATCTGATGAAATTTGGACCTGATGTTAATATTCCATTACTAATTACAGCATGTTTTGGATTAGCAGCAGAAAGTGGTGAGTTTATTGAAGTGCCCAAAAAGATACTTTTTCAGGGTAAAGCATTGACTGCCGATAATGTTTTTCATATGAAGCGTGAACTTGGTGACATCATGTGGTACTGGATTAATGCATGTCGTGCATTGAATCTTGACCCCAATGATGTTATTGCAGAGAATGTGCGTAAGCTAGAGAATCGTTATCCCGGTGGACAGTTTGACGCATTTTACAGTGAAAATCGTAAAGACGGCGACTTGTAATACGTGAACCATAGTGTTACCTGATAAATAGTATTATTAGGTAACACTTATGTCAACATATCCAACCGCTTCTGTTCTTTCAACCCCAACTGGTCTAACACTAGATGAGTTAAAAGAGGCATTATTCAACAATCTTAGATATCGTCTTGGTGACGGGATGATTGATATTGAATTGGATCCTCAACATTACGAAGCAGCGTACAACTACGCTATCAAGGTCTATCGTCAACGGGCGCAAGCCGCTACAGAAGAATCTTATATTCTAATGACTATTGAAAAGAATGTAGATACTTATACCTTGCCTGCTGAGTTTATCAATGTGCGTAGTATTTTCCGTAGAACAATTGGACTAGAGACTGGCCCATCAAGCAGCAGTTTTGACCCGTTCAGTAGTGCTATTTTAAACACATACTTGTTGAACTATAACTATGCAGGGGGTATGGCAACATACGACTTCTATGCAGGTTATGTTGAGTTAGCAGCACGTATGTTTGGTGGTTATGTAACATACACATTCAACCCAGTGTCTAAAATATTGCGTATTGTTCGTGATCCTAAAGGCTCAGGTGAACGTGTATTGATATGGGCTGATGTACAAAAGACAGAAGAAATCTTACTACAAGATCCGGGTGCTGGTGTATGGATTGGCGACTTTATTTTAGCTAATCTTAAAGTTATGATTGGTGAGGCCCGTGAGAAATTCGGAACTATTGCAGGTCCAGGTGGCGGCACAACATTGAATGGTACTGCTATGAAAGCAGAGGGCAAGGCTGGAATGGAATTGCTCATTGAAGAATTGAAGAAGTATGTTGATTACAGTCAACCATTGACATGGGTACAAGGCTAACCTAAATGCTTTCTATTGTCTTGTTCCTGTAATATAATAAGTCTTATAGGAGCATTGCATGATTATAGGTATCACTGGTTTGATTGGTTCAGGTAAGGACACTATTGCAGATTATCTAACCACACATCATGGGTTTAAACGAATCAGTTTTGCATCCAGTCTGAAAGATGCCATAGCAGTAATCTTTGGATGGAACCGTGAATACCTAGAAGGCACCACAAAAGCCAGCCGAGTGTGGCGTGAACAACGTGATGAATGGTGGAGTAATCGTTTGGGAATGGATATCACCCCAAGATGGATACTACAATATTGGGGAACAGATGTGTGCCGCAATCACTTTCACAACGATATCTGGGTGGCAAGTGTTGAACATAAACTATTAAACTCCAATGAAGATATTGTAATTACTGACTGTAGATTTGCCAATGAAGTAAATGCTATTAGAAATATAGGTGGTATAGCTATCAGGGTAAAACGAGGTCCTGATCCTGAGTGGTATGATTCGGCAGTGTCTTTCAACAGAGGTCCAAATGGTAACTCAGCTTGGGCACTAAGCAAGAGAAAGTTAGACAAACTAAAAATTCATGCTAGTGAATACAGTAGTGTAGGGTTAGACTATGATCACATGGTAGATAATAACGGTACTATTGATGAATTGCACAAAACGATGTGCGGAATAATTAATATTCAATCTGTAGATCACCACGACGCCAAGTAACTTCTTTCTTTTTAACAACTTCTATACAGTTTAGACAAATGCTGCGTAGATTAGTTTGTTCAATATGTTCTAAATTTCCGTCAACGTGAAACACAGTTATCTGTGTTGAGAATAGACTTTTAAAGCCACATAAATCACATGTGGTTTTTTTCTTATATCCACTTTTAGTCCAGTTAGCCTTCCTAGGCTTTAGCTTATTTTTTTTTCTACCGCACTCATCACATGTACTTCTGTAATGTGTAACACCGTCACGCTTATAATTTATAGCGGTATGATTTTTGTTACATTGTTTACAGATTGGACGTTGTAATAGCATATTGTATTTATAGTGTAACCTTCGAAGGTACGGTTATACCGTGTTTTTTCATTTTATTCATAAATAATAGTATGCAATTAGGTTGTAAACCTCAAAATTTTACTAAAGGAAAAATAAAATGGCATTAACATCACCCGGCGTAGAAGTCACAATCATTGACCAAAGCCAATACTTACCAGCTCCAGGCGGCACTGTACCGCTTATTGTTTTCGCAACAGCACAGAATAAAGCTAATCCGTCTGGTACAGGCGTTGCTGCCGGTACTACTGCGGCTAATGCAGGTAAATTATATCAAATTACAAGTCAAAAAGACTTGGTAGATTTCTATGGTGTACCATTCTTCTACACAACAACTGCTGGAACACCTATCCAGGGTTACGAATTAAACGAGTATGGCTTATTAGCAGCTTACTCAGCATTGGGTATTACCAATCGTGTTTATACATTACGTGCTGATATCAATTTAGCTTCATTAGTGGGTCAAGTTGGTCGTCCATCTGGTGCACCTGCAAACAATGATTGGTGGCTAGATACAACTAAAACTACATGGGGTATTTTTACATTCAATGCAGTAACAGGTACATTCTCAGCAGTGACCCCACTAGTTATAACTGATGCTGCGTATTTGAACAATGGATATCCAATAAATAGTTTAGGTAATATTGGTGATTATGCTATTAATGCTACTGTGCAAGCAAATTCTGAGTATCAGCAATACTATTACAAGACAACAAGTAATACTTGGACAGTTTTAGGAAGTAGTACTTGGCAAAAACAATGGCCTACTGTTCAAGGTACTGAATCTAATCCTGCATTAACTGCCGGTGACACATTTAATCTTAGTTTAAATGATCAATGGTCTGTTACTATCACAGTTCCAGATGCTGGCGGTGGTGTTGGTTCTGTTTCTGGTGTAGCAAACACAATCAATGCATTAGGTTTTACTTGGGTTACGGCTTCAGTAACGTCAGGCAAATTGAATATTTTATCTAGTCAACCATCCGTTACTGGCAATCAATATATAGGTCTTACTGAGGGAAGCGGTAGTACAGCGTTAGCTGATATGGGAATTGATGCAGGTAATTACTATCAGCCGCAAGTTGTATATGGTACTTCAGCAGAAATGCCACTATGGACAAGTAGTCAATTATATCCTCACCCAACTGGGTCAGTATGGATTAAAGCAAGTAATGCTGGTCTTGGATTAAACCCAGTAGTATCACAATACAATTCAATTACTGGTTCATGGAAAACAAAAAATGTCACATTAGCAACAAATGATTGGGGTGCAAGTAGTCAAATAGATTCAACCGGCGGTCAAGCAATAGCAGTTGACACCGTATATGCAGAATATGAC